CGCCTGCACTTCTTGGTTTTTTGGTCATTTGTGGAAGTTTCTTAACCGGCTTTGTTGGTTGTTGGGACTGTTTTGGCATTGGATTATACGGCATAGTTCTATAGTCTTTGCCAGTGTTACCATATTCACTTGGAGTTTGATCAATACGTACACTTGGTGTACCTTCATCTAGTTCGCTAATGATATTGATAAAATGTTCTTGCGTCATTTTGCCACTCTCGACCATTTTAAAGAGCTTGTCCTTACTCTCTAGATACTTTTTTTCAGCTAACGCACCCTTCTCCATATCAGCTAGAGCACTTTCGCCTTTTAGTTCTCTGCCTACTGGATTGTCATCGCCTGCGGCTGCTGGATCTGCTTCAAAGTCGTCGCCCATGTCTACATCTACATCCATGTCCATTTCTGCATCATCTGCACCCATGTCTGTTGGAGCTGTCATGTTTGGTTGTTTACCTTGAGCTGCAAGTGTAGCATTTTCCATTGCTTCTTTTGCGGCTTTCATTTGATCTAGTAGAGCGGCAAGTGCAGCATCTGCTGATGAATTATACTGCTCTGCAATCTCAAAACTAATTTGTTCTTTCATTGCGTCTACAATTGGCATTAGTTTTTGTACTTGCATTTCTGCAACGTCTTCTACCATACCTTGTAGTTCATCAACTAGTTCATTTGCAGCAAGAAGTACTTCAGCTGTGTCTAGCTCGTCTTCCATTACAACACTTTCTTTGGTCTTCATTCTTTTACCATCTTTACGTGTTGGTGCAACTTCGTTGATATATGTTTTAAGTTGATGTTGGATAAGTCCAAGTTTGTTATACTGTGGATTTTCCCAATACTTGAGATCACTCTCTTTGATTGTGTCAATTTTTGCTGTTGTAGCTGACAACATACGCTTTAATGCATTCGTGCTCATCTCAGATAAATCAATCTCGTGATTGAAAGTATCTGCTAGTACACGATTTAGCTTTTCCACGTTGTGTTTTGCGCTATTTAAATCGTTTAGATACATAATATTATTCCCGTTCCTTATATTGTATTTATAGTCTTTTTAATATTTTTGATTTTGCTTCAGCAACTTTACTTTTTGCTTTGCTCAGCTTGGCAACTGCAACGTCTTCGTTAACTGTACCACGTTTAATTCTAGTATTGTGCATGTAAACTTCGTATAGATTATCCATGTAACTGTTGTCGTGTGTTACTAATTCTTGTACTCTACTGCTTTTGCCCAGCATTAGATTTTTTACAATGCCCATAGCAGTTTCAAATAAACCTAATTCTCTGTATATGATTTTATTACCATCTACTACATTATAAAAACGTTTTTGTTTACCTGCAAATTCTTGTAATACAATATCAATTCTATAATTTTGTACACTAACACTAGTCTCTGTTACTTTTTGTGTAATTGCCATTTCTAATTCAACATCATTTTCAGCACGTTCAGCTAGTATTTTACTAGTACTGTCCACACTATTGAGTTTGTTGAGAATATCATACATTTTTTTGGTATTTTGATCCATATCATTTCGCCATTTTGTTAGTGTTAAGTTTGTATGCTACTTGTTTGTTGTTGATGTCTTTGTCTAGTACACCTTTGGTTACTAGTGATTGTGCAATATAACAATCACGTTCATTTAAATTTTGTTTTTCTAATAGTTTGTCTTCACTGAAGTGTTCTTGTATAAACTGATTTTCTCTACTGCTGAGCCAAACAGTAATACCGCCTTTGGTCACCATAGTCTTCATTGTTGTGTATCCTGTGCTGGTTGTGGATTAAGTATTCTCTGAGGCATGCCTGTTGCCATTTTCTTGCCCAGCCTGCTAGCACGTCTAGTTAATGCTTTATTGGCTACATTTAATTCTCTGTTAGCATCAGCGTTACGATTATTAGCACGTTTGGTTTGATTAATGTTTGTTGCATTAACTTTTCTGTTCATTGCAACACCTCGTTGCATTCCGTATCCTGCTTCGTTCATTTTGTTTAGTTCGTGACAGTTACAGTGTTTACATTCAGGCCCACATGAACATTCACTTACAGGAGATCCGCAACATTCTTTGCTACACATTAATATTCCATCTTTTTCCCATGTACCTGATTCAGTATACTTGTCTGGTATGATGTCCATAATCTTCATTAGCGTCTCCTCGCTGGCTTGTTTAATCTCTTTAGTGCTCTACTAGCTGGATTAAACTTTTTAGTACGCTGTGCTTTACGTGCCATACGTTTACCCATGCGACTTTTAGTTTTTCTTAATGTTAAACGTTTTTTAATATCAATGGGAGCACCACACTGTCCAGGTTTACTAACCAAACGACCCGCTCTCTGACCCACAGTGCAACGATACTTGCGTACCAAGTTACGACCTTTACGAGCCCATACTAGTTGTGCTTCAACCACATTACTGATATCTAATTCATTTAAGTTCATATGTGTATTTATACGGAAGTTTAATTCATCAATAATACGATGATAGTGGACAGTATACCTGCTGTCACAGTGGCGGCTGCGCCTAACATAATTTTGTTGGTGCTTTGGTGATTCTTTACGTTTTCGTCGTGCATAGTTCGCATCTCCGTATGGAGATCCTTAACTGCCTTTTCGACGTTGTCAAGTCGTGTTTCCAATCCCTTGTACCTTTCTGCACAAAGATCCACGTGGGCTTCTAAATTTGTTCGCTCAAGCGAAGTCGTTCCATTCGACATAATTTTACTCTTCTTTCATCCAGTGTCTTTAACCGTTGTTGGACGTTCAGTTATGTATTTTTTGCCTTTTGATATCGGAGGCTAGTGACTAACTCCGTATATGCCTATGTGTGCCTATGTTTTGCCTACCATGTATTTATGATACGTCTTGGTTAAACTTAAAGTATATGTTTACTAATTTCTTATCCAATGTTTCAAATGTTTTGGTTTTAAGTTCTGCTGTTTCTTCTAAACCAGTATATATAGCAACTCCGTCACAGTCGTTTTTCAAATAATAGAATTTATCGCCGTTGTTATAGAAAACATTGTTATGCTCTATACTAAAGTCTAATCTCCATACAGTATGTAGTCCTTGATACTGTTTTCCAAAGCCATAATCAACTACATCTTGTGCCATAAACACCTTCACCTTGGTGTTAATTGGCTGACTGCGTAGCCCTATACTTTGTATTAGTGTGTTAAGATTCTGCTGTTGATTAAATTGTAAATTGTTGTTACGATTTACATCTGTTTGTGTTATGTCAACTAAACTAAAGGCAGTATAGATCATCGAAACGAGCGAAATACTTGTTTTTGATCAACTGGCGTGCCAAAGCTATCTTTTGCAAATGATTTACCTAGTGCATATCCTCCAGCAATTCCTGCCGCAGCGCCTGCTATTTTTGCTAGTGTGTCACTGCCACGCATACGTGGTGCTTCTGCATTACCTGCATTTTTAATCATTAGACCTTGGGTACGTCCAATATCTCTGATGTAACTGTATAGTTCACTTCTCAGTGCTTTGTTTCTATAGTATTGATTCATTCTTGTTATGACTAAACTCTTTTGCATGTTGTTGAGCCTAGGCCAATTTTGTGCTAGTCGTCTGATACTTCTATAGTTGCTGTTTTGAATGTCTAGTCCTCTTTCTAATCTCATAAAGAAAGTTTCAGGACTTGGTATAGCTCTTCCTTGCTTCATGTTATTTAAAAACTGTCTTATCTGCATTTCTGGTAAATTAACTCTAGAATTTTGCATTTGATTTTTTGCGCCAGCACCGCTCATTCCATTTTTAAGACTTGCAAGTGCTACGTGTAAATCAGTGCCACCTTGTTGATAGTTAAAATTACTACCATATTTCATTGTGCGCTGGGCATATTCTTTTGCGGCAGGAGCCATATCATAATCATGACTCATAATATATAAACTAAGCATGTTCATAAATGCAAGATCAGCCATATCTCTACTACTGCTGCCTTCTACACGTTGTTTGGTTCTAAACAAACGACTTTCATTAAGATCTTTGATAAATCCATACTGTGACTTTTTATCTTCACTCATAGTGTGGCCTCCTTCGATCTCTGCCCATTGTTTTGCTGTATACTTTTCCATACTAGTATTTACCTTAATTTGGAGTCCAGCGATGACGTGGTACTAGTTTGATTTTATCCCTAGTAGCAACATATCCTTCGCCGCCTTTTTGACCTTTTGTAGTTGCTGTAACATCACTGCCCGCATTATCCAATTGGTCAATTATATTGTTTTTAATTGTTTGAATCTTTACTACAAGCTCTAGTATAGCATCTAACCCTTTATCGTCACCTGCCATAAGTTTTGCTTGCTGTCCTTGGCTGACTTTGCTGGTTTTTAGCCAATCATAAAATCCTGTCCTGAGTTGGTCTAACTTACCTTGCTTGGTCATTTGGTTAACATAGTTATAGAGTATTGCATCTTTTCTACTCAGTCCCTGTTCCGGCGCTAACCAATTGTTTATTATTTGTGCGTTCGCATTTGCCGTACTAACTATATCCTGAACGTCACTTGTATCAACTTTGGGTTGATGTGTTACATAGGTTTGCCCTAGTACCACTACATCCTTGCTGTTAACACTGTTGGTATCTTTAATTGGTGTACCTTGTTTATCACCAAATGCGTCATGGTATGTGTGTGCAACAATACCCACGCTACTGTTTGCTATGCGTTGTCCTAGTTTACTATTTGGATCAACTGTGTATGTAACATTGTTAGGTGTAAACTGTATACCTTGTTCTGTTTTTGCAAAAGGCTTACGTGGTGTATACAGCAAATCTCCGTACACATATCCACGCATATCAGCAGGAGTGTTTCTTTCCAACGTATCAAACACACCTGCCATGTCACTAGCAAAGTCTTTACGCCAATCTTCTCCTTGTCCGGAGTTCATAATAAAATCTGCTAGAGCACCACTGCTGGTTGATTTATTTTTTCCCCAACCATTTTTACCTGTCATTACAAATTGACCGTCTGGTTCACGTCCCCAAAACAATGTTGGATTACCGTCCCATTTAATGCTGACATCTTTAGAATCTTGACCTAGGCGTGTGAGTATCTCTGCGGCTTTGAGTGCGCCTTTGCTACCTTCAAATGTAACTAGATCTTCTAAGTGATTATACTCTCTACCTTTTTGTGTAGCTTCTGTTAAAAACTGATTGGCTCTCATTAGTCAAGTTCTTTCCAATTTGGATCATTGCGAAGATCAGCAAGTAGTGCATCGCCTGCTTCTTTACCCAATGCGGCTAGTATCTGCTCCACACTGCCAATGTCTTTTCCTGTGGCATTTGGGCCTAGTAGTGTACGTGCTACTTCGTCAATGTTGTTGGTTATTAGGTCTGCTTTTTTACCGTTAGCATCTCTGTTGAATAATCCTTGGTAAGGTGACCATAACATATTTTTGCTCTTAGCAATATTTGCTAGTGCAATCTGTTTGTTTACGCCTTTCCACTTTGAACCTTGTGGAATACTGTGTGTATGAAACTTTGCAGCATTATCAGCATTTGGTACAACCATAATATCTACTTGGTGTGTGTTGTCACCTACAGGTATTTCGATATGTACACTGGTGCCACTTTGCCCAGTATTAAGTCCTGCTAAATCAAATACTTGACGTAGCTTTTGTCTAATAACTTTGTCTGGTTGATCTTCCATATTGAAGTGTTGTTTAAGTTGATCTACATCAACAATCATATCCAAGTCTCCACTTACTTTACCTGGAGTTGGAGTTGCGCCGCTTCCAATTGGAATAGCAGTACTGCCAGTTTTTTGTAATACACTGTTTACAGTTTTCATAATTTGAGGAATTATTTTGTGATCAAAGCTCACACTATCAGGAAATATATTGCCGCCTTCTTTAATAGGAGCATTATCAAATAAACTTCTTTGTCTTATTCTTTTAAGTCGGCTTCCACGTTTTTTACGTTTCTTAGTTCCGCCTAGTATGTCTGCTATCTTCATTTACTTTACCAATTCCTCTTTGAAACTTACGTGGATCTTTGGTTCTTATGCTGTTAATCAAACGCTTGTTTAAATCTGCGGCTGTTTCAACATCAAAACTTTCATTGATCAAATTGATCAAGTTTATCGCTGTAACAATCACTTGTTGTGCATTTGACTCAACAATATGCTTTTTGTCACGTTTTGGTGACATAGCATTAATTTCTTCCAATAATGATCTTGTTTTACGCTTCATCTTAGTAGTATTTAGTAAATATTGTTGCTGGAGCATTGGTGACAAGCACTTATGGCAGTTGCAGAGAAATTGATTCTCAACATAGGACCAACCATTAAAAATAAGAGCAAATCATCAATGGCAATGCAAACACAAAACACAGGCTCAACTAGGCTCATATTAATGACTCAACTTATACACCGTGTTTGCTGTTCGGAATCATATAATAGATATAGATAAGGTCGACTGCACCTTTGCTTCAGCGCACATCATACTCAAAGTTTTGACAGGTACTGTGTTTGGCTACAAGCCTAGCACCATTCTTTATATGAAAATTCCTTGCCATATCTGTTAGCGGACTTAGTGTAACAAATCTTTTAACCCAAGGCCGTTGATTTTTGATTCGCTCTGCTACTCCATTTACTATTTCCCTTCCTGCTCCTCGCTGATAACTCCATACAGTATAAAATACTGCACAATTCAATCCTACCCACTTCATATCTGTTTCGCTAGTAGGCACTTCGTCCATGTATGCTACACATATACATGCAGCAATCTCTCCGTCACGTTCCAACACATACACTTCTCTGCCGCTACGTGTGCGCCATTCTTTGCCAATGTGTGGTCTAACCGGATCGTTCTTAATGTGTTCTAATTCTTGTTCAGTTGCTAATCTGATCACTCGCTTTTCCTCAATAAACTTTTTAATCTGTCTGTAGCATCAACTTGTGGATTAGCGTCCATGTTATTCTCTGTAACACTTTCACCTGCTGGTGCTACACTGCTTTTTGTTTTTAGTTTTTGATAGATGCTGGTTACTGCACCTTCATCTTCTTGATCGTCTGGATCTAAGTCTTCAATCTTCAAACTGTCCATATTGAACTTGAGATCTAGTTTACTTCCAACACCACTACTACTACGTGTTTTCATAAACTGTATTTGCACCCTACCTCTTTCTCGCATAGCTCTACTGCTAAAGATACCAATCAAGTTATCTGCTGTATTGATCTTACTAATACCGCCTGCAATATGGCTATGGTCAAACTCTATTTCGTCAACTGCACTTCTGTTTAACTGCGATGCTGTTACAAACAGTATGCCTAGTTCAGTTGCTAAGTTGCGTAGTTCTTCACTAACAAATTTATCTTTAATAAATTGATCACTTGGATTTACTTTAACTGTGATTGGCATCATCAAGTCCAAGTAATCTACCAACAGTGCATCCACATGCAAGTTGTGTTGTATTTGATATTCTCGCAAATATGCTTTGATATCATTGATAGTGCTACCATTTTTCATTTGTATTACTTGCAGTCTACCAGCTTTTTTACTAGCCATCTTAACACGTAGTTCAACATCACTGCTATTTTTCATAACGTCTTTGGTGCTCATGCCTGTAAGCATAGCATCCAGTCTCATAGCACAAAGTTCTTCACTAAGTTCTAAACTGATGTACACAACGTTCTTGCCTTGCAAACTCCAGTTTAGTGCCAAGTTCTGCATAAACAAACTCTTACCACTACCACTACCACCTGCAAAGATGTTTAGTTCTCCTGGATTAAATCCACCATACAGTACTCTATCAAATGTTTCCCAACCAGTTGTGTTCTGTCCTCTGTTGTCTTTGATGCTTTGTATACGTCCAGCAGGATCATCCCAATAGTTTGTACCAAAGTCTTTAGCAAGTCCAATCTCAGTTGCGGCTTTGATAATGCCTTCAACTGTGCCATACTCTTTGTTTTCAAGTTTATCAGCACTTGCTAAGATTGCCGCTTCAAGTGCTTTGTGTCTGCAGAACTGTTCAAAGTTATCCATAAACCAGTTTTTGTGTTCTGTTGTTAGTTTGTCTTTTACATCTGCTATTTCAATGCCAGCAACACCTTTGACTTGCTCCAACATGGGAACATC